GTTTTCTTTTGCTACCCTTTTTGTCCGCTTTTTTCAAATCTTAGAAAAACAAACTCTCTCCCTCTCCCCCCTCTCCCACAATGGAAAATCTGCTCTCTTTGTTGTCCCAGCTCTCTCTCGCTGCTACTAATCTCGAGTTCGTTCGCCACGATCCTATGCATGGTCGTATTCCGCCGTTTCTCAAAACGCATAACGACTACTTCTTCATCGGTCAAGCTCTTGTGCTCTCCGCCATCGCTACCTATGCTATGCTCCTCGCTCCTGGTGCCTACCATCGAATTCGTAATCATCACCGCTCCTTTGCAGGTGAACAGCAAGCCGAGGCTTTCTTCATGCGCTATAACGTCGAGCCCCACTCGATCGTTAAAGATGAACACTACTGGCACGCTCTCAAACTCGTCTCTGACTGGTTTCGCCCCGCCAACCCAATTCATCCTGTGCACTTTACCGACCTCCGTTGGTATCCCTGGAACCTCTCCGCTAACGCCGAACGCCCGTTCAGCGTCAACAACAATCTCAAGTCCGAGCTCATCAAGCTCAAACTTCAAGGTCTGATCGACAACGCCCGAATGTCGTTTCACAACCTGTACAATCACGTCTTCATCTACTGCCGCTCGTATACTCATCGCGTCAAGAATGGCTCCTGGCCTAACTTGCACCCAATGACTCTTCACGTCAAGCCGGCTCTCGTCTCCGAAGGCTCGATCGACAAGGTCCGAACCGTATTTGGTGTCCCTAAACCGATCATCTTCATGGAAGCCATGTTCTTTTGGCCTCTCTTCTCGACCTACTTCACCGAACAGAAATCTCCCCTCCTCTGGAATTACGAAACACTCCAAGGTGGATGGAATCGCCTCAACTCTGAATGGTACACCCGCTATCAAGCATTCAAGCCTATCTTTAACTTAGACTGGTCTGAATTTGACATGCGCGTCTACTTCTCAATGTGGAAAGACATCCTTGACTCAGTCAAGACGTACTTCTGCTTCTGCGGCCGCTACCACCCCACCAACCTCTATCCGAGTGCATGTACTTCCCCCTCTCGTCTTCATAACGTTTGGGACTTCCTCCAACACGCCTATTTCAATATGATGGCCGTGACTACTCTTGGCAACGAATACAAAAGGAACTACGCTGGAATGCCCTCTGGCATCTTCTGCACCCAGTTCTTTGACTCATTCTACAACGCCGTGATGGTCGTGACTATTCTCTTGGCTCTTGGTGAACCCGTCTCTAAGGATCACTTCCTGAAAGTAATGGGTGATGACGTCCTTTTTGGACTTCTTAGGAACATCCCTCTCCACGATTGGGTCTCTTTTCTCGAACGCTTCGCTTCCGAAGCCAAGACTCGCTTCAACTCCAAGTTGAACTACGACAAGTCCGGTTACTCCGCAACCATCCAAGGTGCGCAAGTTCTCAGTTACACAAACTGGAACGGCTATCCTACTCGCGACCCCGAACAACTCTTGGCACAACTCCTCCACCCGAAGTCACTCCGAGATACACCTCCCCGACTCATGTCGCGGGCTATTGGCATCTACTACGCTAGTGCTGGTGACCCACGCCTGCGCCCGATCTGTGAACACATCTACAGTGAACTCAAGCATCAAGGCTTCACCCCGAACGCCTTCACCTTTAACCAAATGTTTGACCCTCGCTCACTTGGTCTGGACACGATCGATCTCTCCTCCTTCCCCTCGAAGACTGAAGTAATCTCTCGTCTTCTCGGTCCGTCTGCTAGAAGCCCTGATCTTCAGGCTATCTACTGGCCGATGGATCACTTCCTGCTCGCTCCAGGTTCAATTCTTCACGAATGAACCGGTTCGTCCAAACCTGAGTTTCTCTAAGACTCTTGTAAAAAAT